AGAATTCCAAAAGATTGGCGTCCTAAAACTGTTGAAGGAAAATTATCTACTTATTCTGATTTTAGACATATAGATATGTCTAAAGGAGAATGGTTAGTTCTTACTAGAACTCGTTCTATGCTGGATGATCTTGAAAATACTATTTATCAAAATGGATTATATTATAAAAATAAATATAAAAAATCATACGAACAAGATTTATACGAAGCAATTACTGAGTGGGAATCCTGGAGAAAAGGTGAAACTTTAGATTATACAAGAATAAAAAGAATTTATAGTTATATGGATGAATCCCATGCAAACAAAAAATCATTAGTACTTTTAAATAAAGATAATTTTTACTCTCTGGAACAATGTAAAAATAAATATGGACTTAAAGTAAATGATGTTTGGTACAATGCATTTAATAATGCACCTTCTAAAAAGGTGAATTATATTAGAAAGATGAGACAGAATGGAGAGCAATTAAATAAAAAACCACGTATTTTACTATCTACAATACATGGGGTCAAGGGCGGAGAAGCAGATAATGTGATTTTATTAACTGATTTAAGTAGACAAACTTTAAGAGAATATGAAAGAGTTCCTGATGATGTCAATCGTTTATTTTATGTTGGCGCAACAAGAACCAAGGAACATTTACATATAGTGGAACCCAAAGATATTTATAAGGCATTTAGAATATGAGTGATGTATATAAAAAACAAGTTGGAGGAGATCATTATCAATCGATGAAGATTCAACCTTCAGAATTTATAAATAAAAACAACTTGCCTTTCGCAGAAGGAAACGCCATAAAATATTTGTGTAGACATAAACAGAAAGGACAAAAAAAAGATTTGGAAAAAGCAATTCATTATTGTCAGATGGCAATAGAAAGGGACTATTCATGATACAACAACCACTTTTTAAACCACAAACTGAATGGATACCTCCCACAGAGTTTCCAAATTTATCTAAATATAACGAAATTGCAATTGATTTAGAAACTAGAGATCCCGATTTAGTGAAGATGGGCTCAGGCTCTGTTGTTAAAAATGGAGAAGTAGTAGGCATAGCTGTCGCTGTAAAAAATTGGTGTGGATATTATCCTATTGCTCATGAAGGAGGAGGTAATATGGACCGAAGATTAGTTTTAAAATGGTTTCAGGATGTTTTAAATACTGATTCAGATAAAATATTTCATAATGCAATGTATGATGTATGTTGGATTAAATCTTTAGGCTTAAACATAAAAGGAAAAATTATAGATACAATGATTGCATCTGCACTAGTAGATGAAAATCAAATGAGATACGATTTAAATAATTGCTCTAAACGATACACTGGAAAAGGAAAGAATGAAGCAGAATTATATGACGCTGCGAAGAGCTGGGGAGTAGATGCAAAAGCTGAAATGTATAAACTACCAGCCATTTATGTGGGATCTTACGCAGAAAAAGATGCAGAAATAACATTGGATTTATGGCAAGAATTAAAAAAAGAAATTATACACCAAGATATTTCTTCTATTTTTAATCTAGAGACTGAACTTTTTCCTTGCCTAGTCGATATGCGTTTTTTAGGAGTCCGTGTAGACGTCCCAGGTGCTCATCAATTAAAATCACAATTACTTGAACAAGAAAAAGAATGCTTATTACAAATAAAAAAAGAAACATCAATAGATGTTCAAATATGGGCTGCACGTTCAATTGCCCAAGTTTTTCAAAAACTTCACCTACCTTTTGACCGCACTGATAAAACAAATTCTCCATCATTTACAAAAAATTTTCTTCAAAATCACCCCCACCCACTGGTGAAATTAATAACCCGAGCCCGTGAAATAAACAAAGCCCATACCACATTTATTGATACCATAATTAAACATTCTTACAAGGGCCGTATTCATGCTGAAATTAACCAACTTAGAGGAGACAATGGAGGAACAGTGACTGGAAGATTCTCTTATTCTAATCCAAATTTACAGCAGATACCAGCACGGAACAAGGAACTTGGACCACGAATTAGGTCATTATTCATACCCGAGGAAGACCATACGTGGGGTTGTTTTGATTATAATCAACAGGAGCCAAGACTCGTAGTTCATTATGCAACATTACAGAATCTTTTGGGGATTGATGAAGTGTTAGATTCTTATAAAAAAGGAGAAGCAGATTTCCACAGCATTGTATCCGAGATGGCAGATATACCTAGAACTCAGGCTAAGACTATAAATCTTGGCCTGTTCTATGGGATGGGAAAAAATAAACTACAGGCTGAATTAGGAATTAATAAAGAATCTGCAGAAGATTTATTTAAAAAATATCATGGGCAAGTTCCCTTTGTTAGGCAACTTATGAATGCAGTAATGCAACGGGCTCAAAGTTCCGGAAAAATTAGAACTCTTCTAGGTCGTCTTTGTAGGTTTCATTTATGGGAACCAAATCAATTTGGAATTCATAAGGCATTACCACATGAAGCAGCGCTCGCGGAACACGGACCAGGGATCAAACGTGCTTATACATACAAAGCTTTAAATAAATTAATACAAGGATCAGCTGCTGATATGACAAAGAAAGCAATGATTAATTTACATAAAGAGGGAATCGTACCCCATATCCAAGTACATGATGAGTTAGATATATCTGTTATGGACTATACTCATGCAGAACATATAAAAGAGATAATGGAGAGTGCCGTAACTCTTGAAGTTCCTAATAAAGTAGACTATGAATCCGGACAAAATTGGGGTACAATAAAATAAACAAGGAGAAAAACTATGGAAAAAATAAAACAATTATGGGGATATAGTACACACCTATGGAGAGATCACAAAAAAGCTGTGATCATTGGGGTTATTACCATTATTATAATAATCAATTTAATAAATTAATATATGCATGGCCTATCTAAATGCAAACATTCCTGTGATGTATTCACAGATCAGGAGAGAATATCTCTACGATCTTAAAGATCATCATGGAGAAGTTGAAGACTGCATTATATTTGGCATGGCATCGATTACAGGGCGTCCTATCCTCTTTCATGCAATTATGGAAAACGGTGCTGTGTTCTATCGTCTCCCTATTTCGGCCTTCATTCAACGAGGATTTGATGTCGAAGAGATACCTAGGATGCGACTTGACGAGCTGGAGCTTTGGAATTGCTTTAGTTACTATCCTGCTGTTACTTCTTTTGATCTCTTAGATGGACAATCAGGAAAATATATAGGAAAAGACAAAAAATGGCACGCAGGTGCTTATCTCTTTACTGTTGACTGGGCTCACCCAGAGAGTAATATAATAGATACAGATCATTCTGAAATACCGCACGAACACAAGTGCGCACACATAATGGCATTAGAGGATGGCAACTATGCCGCTCAACCTAATAATAGGTTGATATGGAGCATCCCATCTTTCACGGTGAAAGATGAAATACCTTTTGATTGGAAAGTCCAGACATCGGAATGGAATGTAGAAGACACGGGAAAGTGGAAAACAGAAGATACCGATAGGTTCTTCTATAACATTGAGGAAAAGAAAAATGATTAAATGGATTAAATCTATATGGAAAAAACTCTTCACTAAAAAAGAAGAAGTGGCTCCTGTAAAAGAAGTGGCTCCTGTAAAAATAGACCACTGCGGTACACATTTATGGTATAAAAAATCTTGTCCAGAGTGCAGAGAGGCTATTAAATGACTAAATGTAAAAGTTGTAATTGTAACTGTCATTGCGAGAAAAAAGAGCATGGGGATATTTATGGAGCCTGTACATGCATGAATTGTGATTGCAAAAAAGATGAAGGTATGGTAGTAGACGAAACAAATGAATGTGAAAGTTGTCAATAATGAATGATAAAATTATTACTGCACTCTTGGCTGTTCTCATCGCCCTTTCCGGATGGTCTCTCACGACCACAGTGGGGCTTAAGTCAGACGTTGCAGTTCTTAAAGAAAAGGTATCGGGGGTTGAAAATGAAATACAAAACTTTAAAACTTCTAAAAAGAAGAAGAATCGCAAGAAAAAGAATTCAAACAACTGAAAGAGCGGTACAGGTTTTGATAATTGGCCTAGCATTGGTGCTAATTCTTTTAGTTGGATGTAGTTATAATATGGTTCCTCATGAAACAAAAATAGAGTATGGTACTACAGAAACAGATTCTAAGAATGATAAGCTACAGCAAAAGCAGTCTGTGACTCAAACTTGGAAATGGAAAAAACATGATTGAAAAATTAATGACTCTATTGGTGGGAATCTTGTTGGCGTTAGCCGGCTGGACACTTACTCGTACGTTTGACCTTTCTACAACTCAAGCAGTCCAACTCGATAAAGTTGATAAGCTAGAAAGACACGTAGAAAAATTACAAGATAAAATGGAAGACATGATGGATAAAGATGAAGAAATCATGGACCAACATAAAAAATTATTTCAAGCTTTAGAAGGCAATCAACCTACAACAGGATATAATTATTAACTATGGAACTAGGTAAAGCAAGAAGCACTGAAGAAATTATAAAAGATATTAAAGCTACTTTAGAATCTAAAGTAAAAGATAATGTCGCAACACATGGAGGAGAAATTAATTTTCTTTCCTATGAAAAAGGTATTGTCAGACTACAAATGGCTGGAGCATGTTCAGGCTGCGCCATGAGCAAAAAAACTCTTCACGAAGGTGTGGAAAGATTACTAATACACTATGTTCCTGAAGTAATAGGTTTATTAGGTGAAGACGATGAAGAAGCTAAACACAAAGGTTATACACCTTATTTTCCAAAGG